CCGCCATAGCCTAGAGTCATTACATTTCTTTTAACAGTCTTGCGCCATATTTTTTTGTCTTTTATATTTAACCAATAAGTTGGGAATAATCTCTCTCTAAGATCTCTATTTTGATTTCTCCATGTTTGTGCTGCTTCAAACGCCAAGGCTTTTCTCTCGGACTTGTCAGGAGCAGTCTCGTATTCTCTTTGAAGCTTTATTGCAGTTTTAAAGATTTCTTTGAATTTATTCTTTACTAACTTATCTTCCTTTTTTCTAAGATTAGCCCAAACTTTTTCTGCAATAAACATGTAAACATCTCCAGGCACTTCGCTTGGAACAAGATTTACAAGTGGCGCAACTTCATCATCTTTAGACATGGCAACTAAGTGCTGAACACCGTTATTAGAGCCATCGATGTATATTGGTAGACAGCTTGGAAAGTCTTCTATTGCATAGCCATCACCATGCCAATTAGATAGCATAGAAATTTCGTAACAGGCTGCTAGAAAACTAAACGGTTTATCTGCTTTCATCCAATTATTATTTTTCATTGGATTTTCTACATAACTAAGAATGTCATCTAAGTTATCGGTAACCCATTGTACACGATCGTCTAGGCTTAATTTATCGTTGCCCCATACATTAGCCGTATGAACATAAAGCCAATAAGCGCCATCTTCGCCTAGTGGTACAGCCTCGTCTAGCATTAAAATACCTTTAGCATTATCACTAGATTGCTCATGTAGAAAGGCTGTATTAGGATAAATACGACCGCGAAAGTCAAGGTTATATAAATGGTAAAAAGACTTATCAGAATTTTTTTCGGCAAGTCTTTGTATAGCTTCTGCTTCAATTATTAACGAAGCCCGTTTAATTGGATCGATTTCCTTAGTAAACTTAAACGGATTAGGCTCTTCGTGCATACATTTTTTATAAATATCAAATACAAAATCGTTTATTCGCCAGCCAGTATTGTTTAATTTATTAAGTGTTTCTATTACATAAGACATGTCGTTGTTTTGAAAATTGTTAATAGCAGATTCATAGCCTTTCTTTATTACGCTTATTCCGGTTGTTTTATGATAAGGATCGCTATTAATCCAATTTTCTGGCGGCTGATTAACTGGAAACATGTCGCATTTTTCAGTATCAACTAAATCCATAAGTTCTTTTATTGCTTTCCAATCTTTTGCAAATAAGAAATAAGATCTATGTTTATCTTTTTTTCCGTTTCTGTAAGTGTGTTTTTTTCTATATCCTAGTATTCCTAGTTCAATGTAACTAATTATAACAAACCAACCACCTTGAACGTCAAGAACGCTATTTTGTTTTTGTCTTAGCTTTTGTCTTAAACGTCTACCGATACTTGATGCAACTTCAACTAAGGTAGCTTTTCTTTCAAGTCCTTTTAATATATGTGAATAAGAAAATTCAATTATGTCTCTTGCTGGCATTGAGTTAAGAAACATTGCGGCTTGTCGATTATCAAGCAATGTTTGCCTGTAGTCTAAATCTTCCGTAAGAAGATCTAGTATTGTTTTTTCTGTCATATATGTTAATTTCCTTTCATTAGGGCATTAAGCTTAGCTTCCCTGTTTAGGAACATTATTAACGATTATTTTGATATATTTGTGCCAATATCATTATTATAAAGTATATCGCAATTATCGTTAACATTAAATCTTTCAAAAAAAAAAGTGTTAGTAAAACCCTGCCCCCGAAGGGGCAGGAATTTTAAATTAACCCTCTAGGCGGGGGTTGTTTCCATTTAGAGTTTTAATCCAATTCTTAATAGACAGTTTGCAGCAGCCAACTTCGTAAGCAACAGTTTTAATGTTTTCGCCGTTAATTACACGGCTTGCAGCCAATACTCGATCGCCGTTTGTCCACCCTACAGGTCTTTTAACAAACGAATAAGGTTGACCATGCTTTAATGTGTAGTTAGCGCCTCGCGTAAGCTGTGCGATTGAAGGCAGGTTCCGTTTGGAGTTAGTGCTTTTGTTGTAAGATGCGTAGTTCATTCTGTTTCCTTCTTTTTATGCTTAACTTTTCTGTTATACTTTGTTTTATCCTCAACTATTTGTTGACGATATTTTGGTTGCATTAAATCTTTAGCCATTGGATTAGGCTTACGAGATCTCTTGTCGATAAGCTTCTTCATCATAATCTCCTTGAAGATCCGCTATCTTCTGGAGTATTTCGTCCATTGTTGGAGTAATTTCTGGAAAAGGTTCTTCAAACTTTTCGTATGTGTGACTCCATTTTTCGTCTATCGCTTTTACCAGACTGGAAAAGGATACTTCTTCGTAGTATTCAGGTGTTCTTTTAGTCATTGTTACCTCTTGCTACTGCACTATAGATGCTTTGTTTTACTCGCTTACACAAGGCTAATGACCTACCTTGTTTTTAGTTATCATGCCCATAGCATATAACTTGTTAAAGCAGTCGAAAAGCTGATGCATGTGCGTCATTTTATAATCTAACACTTCCCAGTGTCCGTTATTATTTACTTTGTAGGCCACCTCATAAATATTATCTTTAACAGGATCTCCCATTTTAATAATGGAAATATCAACGTTACCCCACTTAAGAAATATTTGTTCATGTATGTGGTTATACGGCTCTGAAAAGTCACCCATTATATTAAAAGAGTTTTCATCATACCAGCTATTAGACATAATTTTGCTCCTTTATCCGCCAGCTATTTCGTTCCAGATTCTTTTATCCTTGTACATAGTGTGACCTTCTGGACGATAGAAATTTTCTATTTCTAAAGCCTCTGATCTTGAAAGATCTTCGTGAAGTATTTGAAGATTCATTTTTTTAGACCAGTATCGATTAAACATGTCTATCATGAATCTTTTATACGGCCTAACTCCGTTTAGCCACTCGCGCAATTCTATTTCATAGCGCCTTACTACGTCTTCGGGTTTTTCATAAGGGCAGACACCTATATACCCCCAGCGGGGGCTTTTGCTGTGCCAGCCCTTAGTTATTCCAGTGTAATAAAAGTGATAAACCTTGTATTTTTTGGTTTTGCACTTTTCGTGATGAAACTTCATTTCGGGGGAATACCACTTACTCAATTTCATAAACCTCCGGAAGTTCGTACCAGTAGCTCCACCCCCAATTTCCAGACTTGTCCTCAACAATTAGAGGAACTTCATCTCCGTCTTCTGGATCTTCGTAAAACTTGTATCCCAATACAGAACCTACAAGTTCAGGACTCATTTTTTTAAGACGAGCCTTTTCCTCAAAATCCATTATTTCATCACACACGCGATCATCAGCTAGTTTGTGAAGCATTATTTTTACTCCCATTCTTCCTTTAAGGTTAACCACATAGTTCCAATAGGACGACCAATTTGGTCAAGTTGAACCACGCTGTCAGGAAGCCCGTTCATACCATGAAAGGTTTCCCAACATTCTTTTCTAAAGGCTTCTATATCATGGAATAGAAGGGTTGTCATTTCTCTGTTTTCTGTGGCTTTCCACGTAGCAACTATTGTAGACATTGTTTTCTCCTCAAGTTTAAGACGTATTGAAGTTGTCTCAATTCCTTGTTATATCTAGAAGTTTCCATATAGGCATCACTGTAAGTTATTTTATTTTTCCAGTAGCCTATTTCTTCTCGAAGGTCATCGTCCGTATAGGCCTCATAAACTTCGAGAAGTTGATAGTGGTAGTCTTCAAGACTACACATTGTATTCTCCTTCTGCCTCGACAATGGTTTTTTTACTTCCATCTGTAAAGGTAACGTAGGAGTCGTCTTCTGCCCAGCAGTGCAGATAATCTTCAAAGAATTGCCTGTTAGGAGTATACTCGGTAAAAGTACCGTGTATGCTGTCTCCTTCGCACAACCCGCGAACATGTTTTAAGCGCGGAGGTATTTCGTCAAAGATCAGGCATACTATCGCGCCCTTAGAGTACATAGCGGCCTTTTCATAAGATTCACACCAGTGAGTTATTTCACGAACTTGTGAACCTTCTAGCAGCTGCGTAGCCTCAAGGCGCGACGTGCCACGGTACAATTTCAAAGCAGTCATGTCTTTTTCCTCTTGGTTGATTGCTTATTTGAATTAAACATGTTCTTTACAAAACCAATTAGCTCTGGAAGAAACATGCCAGTGATAACGAATCCGTTTACGAATTCCATGTCAGAATAGTCCTCTGCATACACAAAGTACCATATTACAGCGGCAACCCCCAGTATATTTGGGAGTTTTCCAATTTTAACTTTTATTACAACAGCAAACAGTGTTACAATAAAGAACCGCAGGGCAAGACCAAAAAGGACTGCCCATATAGTTTCATTCGAGAAAAAAGACTCTAGCATTAGGCGTCTTTTCTAAAGTAGTTAGCAACCGTGTTGTAGGTATTAAGTGTTGCTGACGATGCAATGTCGTAACCTTTGTTAACAAAGTCAGAAGTATTTTCTGCAACATTATATTCGTCAAATACGTAACACGTACCGTCTACGGCTAAGAGACTGCCTCCAACAACAGCGCCAGTAACGACGCCATTAACAGTTGCAACAACAGGATTACCTGTAGTTACTAGAGTAATACTGCCAGACAAAAGCATTGATCCTTTTACGGAGCCAGCAATGTCTACATTATCAACCCAGCTGCAGATTCCAGCATGGGCGGTCGTAGTAAGTGCAACAGTAGTAATTACAGATGCCATTAAAGTTTTCATTTTAGTTTCCTCTTGGTTTCCACTTGGTTTACCGAACCTATTGGTTCATTATAGATGCGTTGATTTTCTCACTTTTTTTACTTGTAAAATTTATGTTTGCCAATTGTTTTGAGATATGTTAGTTTATGTCTCCATACAGGTTTAGAGTAAGTTGCATGATAGTATAAAGCATCTGTTTTAGGTAACAAATGATTAGGCTCATTTGCTATTAATTGTGCAATTTGTAATATTGTAAACCACTGAATTTTATCTATACCCCCCATTTTGGATGGGTTATCAGACTTGCCATCGTGTGTCCAACTAAATTGTTTATCTTGCCAAACAACCTCACAAATCGTATTAGGAAACTCTTTGTGATTAGCTCGATTAATAGTTACTGATGCTACCATTAGTTGACCTTCAAGAGACTCACTTCTAGCTTCAAAAAACATATTTTGAGCAAGACAATAAGTTTCTTCATCAAGTATATTTGAATTAGCGCTTGATGCAAAACTACCAAATGCTAACACAAGCAATAACATAAAATTTTTCATGTTTTACGTTTCCTTTTTTTTTTTACATACATAGTACGTATCACTATAGATGCATAAAATTTCTCACTTTTTTATTGACCTTTTTGATAAAAAAAGGCCACCCAAAAGGATGACCTTAAAGTTTTAAGAATACTTAAAGTTTCTTTCTTTATTTTGAGCGTTAACGCCTTGAGCAATTGTAGGAAGCATTCCTATAATTTCTTTTCTTGTCTGTCTAGAAATATCTCCTGTTATGTTTAAGTTAACAACGCTCTGAGTGCTGCTTTCTTGCTTAAGAGCATTTACCTTATCAGCAGGAACTACTAATTCTCCTGGAGTTAGCATGGCAGGAACGCTATCTACGCCTTCTTTAGAGTACGGAGTTCTAGGAACTATGCCGCCATCATTAAGGAAAAATGGAAGGGCAAACATAGCTATGTCTAAAAACATATTTCCGCTTGACCCAGACGTACCACCGCTTGTAGTACCGGATTGAGCGCCTTGAAGACCTTTAAATAGATTTTGGATTCCTCCGCTAAGACTTTCGGTAATCCCTCCAAAGAACTGTGGGATTTTGCTTATCATGCCGCCTAGCCCTGCACCGTCTTCTTGACCAAGCAACATGTTAATTCCATCACCAATTCCAGAAAACATTTTACCGAAAAAGCCATCTTTTGAAAAGAAAGCAGTGTTAAGGTTTGCTAAGATTCCTGGAGTTTCCTTTTCGGCTCCTTCACCTATTTTAGCAGCTGAACCTAAAGCAAGATCTCCGCCAAAGCTAGAAAATGATCCAAATAGCTTCGTAAGAGCGCCTTTTTCTCCGGTAAGACCTTCGAAAAGACTGTCAGTAACGCCTTGGGCAAAAGAGTCTACTACGTTGGCAGTAAACATGTCGATTAGATCCATTTGCTTGAAGTCGCCTGTTTTCAACGCTTCTGAAAAAGATCTCTCAAATTGACTTCTAAATTCATTAGCAGCTTCCTCCCCCATTTTTAATTGACGCTCTCTGCGAGCTTTGAGTGTTTCTTGCTCTGGGGTTAATTTTGCTTTGCCTTTACTTTGATTCTTTACCGCGTCAGTAGTAGCATCAATAGACTTTTTAAGAGTGTCTTTTTGAGTTAATAATTCAGACTTAAGCGCTTCTAAAGTATTTCTGCTTTCCTTTAACTTATCATCGCTTTCTTTCTGAGTAAACGTTCCACTTAATATGTCATTATTAATTACCCGTAATTGATTATTTACCATTTTTAAGCGATCTTCTACAGCGGCTAGTTCTTCTTCCCTATATTGTCTAGTTAGGGTTGTAACCCCGGATCCATTTTCAAAGCCTTTAATCATGCCTGAGTTTATAGCCTCAAGAATAGGTCTAAATTTTGAGGTTTGTTCTGCATTAACAACAAACTCTCTGTTAGAAAGAAGCGCAGGTATTTTGTCGTCTTTTGGTCCACCTTCTCCGGTTACGTAACCGCCTAAGGCAAATTTCTTAATTATAGGGCTTCTTTTTCTTCTTATTTTTCCAACGTCAAAAGATTCTTTGTGCGGCGTTGGTTCACTAAACATTGCATTTTTAATAGCGGGAAGTAATGATTCTTCCCAAAGTTCTTTGGCATAATCTAAGTCAGATTGATTAATATCTAATTCATTTGACGTCATAAATTCTTTTCTGCCAAAAAGTCTAGAATATTCTTCGCCAAACCCTAAAATATCTTTAATATCAAAATTATAATCTTCTTTTAATACTGAAAAGATAGCAGGATTTTCTTTCAAAATATCTTTATTTTCTTTTAATGCCTTTGCTAGCCACTTATTTATATAAGATACTTGAGAAAACGCAACTGAGGCATCTAAAACTTTTGGATTTAAATTTACAAGACTATTGTCTCTAGCAAATATATTAGCATCAGTTTCATTTAATAAATCTGATTCAAAACTAGTATTACGTTTCGGCCATTTGGTCATATCCTTAAAGTTAGCGGTATCTTTTAAAAAGTCTATCGCATGACCCGCTTCATGTATCGCTGCGTAATATGCGGTTATAAATTTAAAAGGATCTGCAGTATTAAAACTCATCAGTGCTATATGAGCATCGTCGCTTGCATTACGACCTTTCCAAAAATGAGCATTGTCTCCAGGAGGATACGCGTCTTCAATAATACTTAAATTTTTACCAAAGAAAGACCTATAGATAGACTGAGTGTTTTCTAGTATGTCAAATGCATGATTTCTTAAAGTTTCTGAATCATATCCAGAGATATTTGTTAATGCACTGTCTAGACTGTCAAAACCAAATTGACTAAAAGATCTATCCTGCGACCTAAGAAGATTACGAATTATATCTTCAAAATTAAGTTTTATATCAATAAGATCGTCTATATAATTATAAGTTATCTTTTCTTGACCGCCTGAATAAAGATCATGTACTTTAAAACCAACTGTGTTTAAGTAAGTTGAAAAATCAACACCAAGAAGGTCATATATATCTTGTTGGCTAAACTCGAGTAACTCCGCAACTATTGAGGATATATCTATAAAATCTCGAAGGTTAACTCTGTTAGTAATTATATTTGGAATTTCAGGTACAAGTTTATACTCATCTCTAAGAGGATTATATATCTTAGGAGTTATAAATTTAAAAGGATCAGTTATAATTTCTCTATTAGCATTACCACCTTCTCCCAGTCGGTTATTTACAGAAAATTCTCTTAAATATGGAAAAAGAGGATCTGGGTAGTATAACTCTCGAGATTTTGATATAGCATTACCAGTAATTACAGCTGACGCAATAAATCTGGCCTTGTCTCTTAAATCAGTAGTAGCTCCCCCTATTTGATTGTAATAAGGCTCTACTTGCTTTAATCTTTTATAAATAGTGTCAACATTAATTAGGCCTGTTTCTAGCGGATTTTCTTGTGTTAAGAGTTGCCGTTCTGTGGTAATTAAACCGCCATTTGCACGTCTTTGAGGTAAAACTCCCCTATTAACAGCATCTAAAAATTCAACACCAAATTTATCCACAGCAGATGCTCTAACAACGTACTCGCCGTTGGAAAGCATAGTAGGAATTTTATCGTCGGTAGGCCCACCCGCTCCCCTGATGAAGCCGCCAGCGGCTTTAGTCGTAACTCCAGGTATTCCAATGCTTGTAGCATTGCTTATTGCAATGTCTTCTGGAGTTGCAACCTTGTTTATGTTTTCTAGTTGGGTAGTAAGCTTAATAACTTCTTCTGTAGTTGACTGAACTGCTTGTTGAACACGAAGCATTTTCTGTTCAAGAAGGCTAATTGCAAGGGGATTTTCTTCATTTGCAATTTTCTCGTTAAGATTTGAAGCTTCATTATTTAAGGCAAGTAATGTTTCGTTAGCAGATAATAATTTACTTTGTAAATCTGCTTTGATAATTTCATTACCAGTTGACAATCCTGCTTCTAGCTCGGTTTTTCCTTTTCCACCAAATATTGCAGGAAGTTTTTCCGTAAAGCCTTCGTACAAGTTTTTCCCAAGATTTTTGAAATTTTCAATCATTTCTTGGCCGCTAAGTGCCTCAAAAAGAGCACCGCCAATGCCAAAAGCAACTACAATACGAGGGTCTCTGGCTCCTGTTACTAAGGCAGCAGTAACACCCTTAGAAAATCCGACCGCAAGATCATTAAAGATTCCTGTTGTTCCATTTTCTATTTCGTCTTTATCAACGCCTAGCTTAATTTGAAAGTTTTCTAGTTCTTCCTTAAGAATATCCCCTAAAAAGTCTATAGTAAAGACAGAAAATATGCTTCTTAAAAGAAAGGCACCAAATAGTTTTGCTTCTGCCTTAATCTTTTCGTTTCCCTTTGCATCAATAAGCCCAAGAGTTAAGCCTGAAATTATTGCATTGGTAACTAGACCGCCTCCAAATATGACTCCGGCTATGTAAGATCCAAGACTCGCAAGCACTCCAAATATTCTTCCTGTTCCAACCAAAACAAGAGTGCTAACAAACAAGGCTCCCGCAAATGCTTCTACAAACTTGTTTTCAAAGTTAACATCAAAAATACCATCTATGATACCCTCTCCTAGAGACTGAAGGAAAGTTCCTATATCATTTATAATACTTGCCCCTGCCTCTTTGTCTGCACCAGTTATAGCATTTTTTATGCCTTCTGTGAAACTTTGAGCAAAGGCTCTTGTTCTTTCTTGCGCTTCCGGATCATTTGAAATATCTTTTACTAAGAACTGATAGCCAGCAAAAGTTAGAAGTATCGGTATCCCTTTTGAAAATGCGGTGTTAATAACTCCTACTGCCGCAAGACCAAGACCAATACCTGCAAGCTTAAGAGCCGCAAGAGTAGTCTGAGGAAATACTATAGCTAGCCCTGTTCCTGCAGCTGTAGTTGCAAGAAGCCCCTTGTTGTCTTTGGCAAAGTCGTAGCCTCTTTGAAGAAGACCGTCTTCCCTGAATTGACCTGCTGGACCGACTGGTTTTCCAAATACTGTTTCTTCTATTTGTTTAGCTTTTCTTATAATGTCTTTAGAAAAGTCAGTGTTATCTCCAAAAGAGCCAAAAATTCTTTCTGAAAAACTTTTAACATCAATTTTGTCTAATTCAAGAATTTTACTAATCGAGCTTGCGTATCTAGATAGAGCATCAGCAACTCCCGATATAACCCCGCTATGCCCTCCAAATGCCGAAAGAGTTGTAGTTATAGACGAGCTTACTGCTTCCGTTCTTTCTTTTATTACGTCAAAAACTGGTGTTAAAACCCTGTTTAACGTTTCAAAAAGATTTAAAACAACTGAAGAAAATTCAGTCAGCTTTGTAAGAAGCCTGTCAAGAAGACCCTCTTGCTCTTTTGTTTCCGTTGCGTTTGTAAGAGTAAAGCTAATGGGTTTAGGAGCAAATTTATCATAGTCTGGCGCAATTGTTTTTCCAAAAAGAGCCTTGTACAGTTTCTTTATGTTTTCTACGAAAGTCGTTATTGTTGTTTCTATTTCTTTAAATCGTTCTTTAAAATCCTCTGGAATTATAAAGTTATTAAACAAAGTAGAAAAGTCTATTCCGATTAATTTTCCGTTAGCATCCTTCTTAAGAATGTCGTCTAATTTTAAAAACTCTTTAACTTTACTTTTAAACTTTTCAAATTTTATCTTAAGATTTTCGGCTGCAGAGTCGGGGTCGAAATCTGTCGTAAAGATACCGCCAAATATTCCGGTTATACCGTCAACTATATTTCTTATTCTTACGGAAAGTCTTACGAACTGGGACTCAATTATTGCCGATCTTACGTCGAAATCGTCTGCAAATCGCCTTGCTGCTCTTGAAATAGCTTCAATCCCACCGATAATAGCTTTAGAAAACCCCGTTTGCTTTGATATTTTATCTAGCGCCCTGCTGATTTGAAACTGCAACTCGCCCATGACAGAGCCAACTGTCTTTTGGATTAGCTTAAATTCTTTGTCTAGCTCCGGTCCTGCTGCCTTTACAGCATTAAGTATCGCCTCCGTTGTTAAGAGGCCTTCCTGTGCTGCTTCTCTTAATCTTCCAAAGGGAATCTGCATATTGTCAGCGATTGCTCTTGCAAGTCTCGGAGTCTGTTCAAGAACAGAATTAAGTTCCTGCCCCCTAAGTTGCCCTGAAGCAAGACCCTGACCGAACTGAATAATTGCCGCCCTTGCCGATTCAGCTGACGCACCTGATATAGTAACTGCTTTGTTTACTAGCTCTGTAACTCTGAGCAGTTCTTGTGCGCTGCGGCCTGTTCCTTGCAAGGCTAGTCCGAATCTGTTAAACACCTCCGCTGTGGTGTTCATAGGAACGCGAGTAGCTCTTGAGATAATACTAAG